TCAAGCTTCTTCTACACTTCACGAAGTCGCCCACCGCTAATCCTGCGGGCTTATCGTCTACGTCATCTAAAGTAAATATAATCGTTCCAAACGCTGAGTCTCCTGTTCCTTGAACGTCAGTAGTAATTCCTGAGCAATTTGCCCAAACTCCGAAACCCGCTAATCCACTGTAATCTGATACGTCTAATTCGTCTACACCTATTTGAAGGCAAGTTCCCCACTTCTCGTTTGTTAAAGCAACATCAGGGGAGTATAGTATCCTTGCATCGGAATCGCTTTCTACGTTACAGAATATAATTATAGGGTCTGCATTTGTTAAGGTATACTGCTTTGTATTGTCTCCACTTGAGCCACCACCACTAGGTATGTAAACAGTGTAAGAGTTTAAAGTTTCCGAAAGGGCTGTATATGAGCTATTAGCAAAAGCAAATGCTGATAAGAAATACGGTGTGTGGTCGGCAACATCTAAGTCCCACCAATCTAGTCGTATTCTATCAGAGCGTCCAATCACTCTTTCCCACTGACCTGTCATAACAGAAGTAATTTTTATTCCTCCGTCAACCGTTGCAGGGGTAGAGTTAAACTGAAATAGCCCACCTCTAGGAGCTTCCTTTACAAGCGCAACGGTCAAAGCCCCGTCATAAGCAGATAGCGTATCAATCGTATCCGTAGTAAGTAAGGTAGCAGCATTTATGTACTCTCCTAAAAGAGAGGCTACTCCCGCAAAGTCAAAATTCTTTGTCTTGTTACTGTCAGAGGAATCGCTACCTATAAAGAAGTCTGTTATTGTAGGGGTAACAACAGGATATGCTGTTTTGTCGTTTATATTTGGCATTGTTTATTTTTTTGTTCCTGATCTAAAACTTTTAGCTCTACCTTTCTTTGCTCCATTTCTAGCTCTATTACTTGATTGACTTTCTAATGTAGTACCGCCACCCTTTTTGTGAGATACATCTTTACCATCTCCATTTCCGTATGTTCCCCTATCTCTGTTTTCTTGCACTAGCTTAGACCTGTACTTACGCTGTTCAGGCTTTGCGTTATACTCCTTATCGTAAGAAGCTTTCTTAGCTTTTGCTTTTGGATTCTTAGAGTAATATGTAGCAGTTGCTTTCACTTTTATATTTTAAAATTTTCATTACCTCCACCTTCAGTAAAGTCTTGAGCAGGTCTTCCTTCTTGCTTTTGCTCTACAATCTTACTTGTTTGGGTAGAGCCTTCTTTCTGTCTTTCGCTTTTATTCTCTTCTTTCTCTCTTTCCATAGATTGACTAGCTGCATCTTTAATACCTGCGATTTGCAATTGAGTATTAGACTTCAACTCTTCAATCTCGTATTTTCTATCATACTCAATATTTGTCTTTTCAATAAATACTTTTAATAGCTTTGTTTCTCGCTGAATCTCTATCTCGGCAATCGCCTGAGCAGACTGAACCTTAGCTTGCTCTGCTGCTTGAGCAGACTGAGCATTTGCTTGGGCAATAGATTGAGCTTCTTTTTGCTTCATAGCAGAAATAGCTTCTCTATGCTTTTTAATGCGAACCCTTAAATACTGCGCTGCGCTATTAATGTCAGGAAGATTGATAATGACGTATCTATCATCAATTGGTAAGTCTCCATTAGCTACTGCTTGAGATACATCACGCTCTAATATCAATCGCTCATTATCGTTTCTACCAACCGTTATGTCGATACCAAAACGATAGGCTTCAATATTTTCCATAGCAGCAATAGCAGACATATGCCCTCGACCAACGGCTTCCACATATTGCTTAAATAAAGGACTCCCTTTAGGTATATCTTGTATGCGTAATAAAGACTCTTGCGCAACCCTTTTCGTAATGTTTCTGATTGCATGGTTTATATCTCCTAATGTATTTTTTGAACCTTGAACAGCCATTTCAGTAACACCAACTAATTGATCTCTCTTAGTTTGCCCTTCTAGTTCAGGAACAACTCCCGTAATCTCTCTTAACTGATTTATGTAATAGGTATTCTGCCCCGCTAAAACCACGATATTATTTAGGTCTGACCTTAATTCTTTAATAGGGTCTCCGTATCTATTGCCATCTTCACCTACTGAACGGTAATAATGCACTCCCGTATCTCTAGCTATCTCACTAAGTTTTATCGGAGTAGCATTTCCCATTCCTAAGTCTACTTCATCTAAAGCACTAAGGTCTACTGAGTAACCTGCAACGGAAGCCATAGCTATTTGCTGCTGTATCTTCAAGTGAGTAAGTTGTATCAAATCAGCGTAAGGAATCATCTTTGAAACGATACATGAAACAACACCATTTGTGTACTCGTCAGCGTACATCTTCCAAGAAAAAGTAGCTTTTTTAGGGTTGTCTGGGTCTCTAGGTATATTGCATTGCTGCTTCCAATCAGAAACAAAGTTTGTTCCTATAACTCCTATTCCTGAGTAAACATTTACAAAGGTGTAGTTCATCTGAGTACGCTTGTACTTAGAGTTATTAGGCGGCTTGTAACTATCTGATTTTACATTTACCTTAGCGTAACCATGTTTAGTGTCTTTCTTTTCAAAAGGGATAGAGTCAGGGACTAAGTACTCAAATTCTAAAATGCTAATATTGTAATTGTCGTAGTCAAAAACAGTAAACCCGTTATTTACTATTGGGCTTCTATTTTGGAATGCGGGATTTCCTAATTTACCCGCGTAAGTTTCAGCTATCTTCTTATACTCAACCTCTGTATATTGACCTTGAGTTTTTCTTTTAAATTCAGCTAAGGTTATACTTTTTGATTCCCCCATGTAGAAACAATCTGAAAAGTCTTTCTTTAACGTAGGTGAATGTATGAAATTAACGGGGTCTGTACGCTTTTGGGTTACTCCAAACTCAAAGTCTGTTTCTACCCTGCAACCCCCAATACCTGACTCTATTTGGTCAGAAAGTATTTCTTTTTTTAACTCTTCTGAATAATCATTCATTGAGAATACATGACGAATAGCTAAACCTGCCGCAATCTCAATAGACTGTTTAAAGGTTACGCTCATATGCACCTCTACCTCCTCTATTGTATCGGGAACTTCTTCGTCCCCCATTAGGTCAATGCCTGTATCTTGCTTTATTTGCTCAAAAGTTTTTCTATTGTATATCTTACCTATGATTTCGTTCTTGTACTTCTCTCTTTCAGTAAGAGATAAAGCGTCTACTGCCTTTACTACAATATCAAATTCATTATCAAATATAGAATACAGAATTGCTTTTACAAACTTAGGTATGATTGCAATTGGCGTATAGTTTAGGTTTGACGAAGATGTGTCGCTACCGTTGTTTATCCTTTGTATATATTGGCGAGTGTCCTGCCTTCCTAAGACATACGATCTATTAATCAAAATAGTGTTGCGCTTTGATTCAAAGAGGGTACTGCCTGAACCCCACCATTGGCTTTCAATAGCTTTAAATACACTTCTTCCGTACTCTATGTCTTTTTTTTCAGACATGGAAACTAAAGGAGAGGGAAATATCCCTAGATGCTTTATTTCTTTTTCCAAGTGGGTTTACTTTGACTGCAAAGTTAAGAAAATGTTAAAGAATGTTATTTAACGTTTTGAAATCTCTGACTTGTTATTAATTACTGTATATTCTCGCGCTAGGAAGTCTCTAACTTTAATTTCTTCAATCTTTCTTTTTTCTGCCATTCCTGTAAGACCTAGTAGCGTTATTCCTAAAGACATTGAATCGTCAAAGTCCGTAGCGTTGTTAATATCAAACTGAGTTAGGTCACTTAAAGATTCGTTAAAATAGAAACAGCCCATATCTCCCTCGTCCGACTCTCCGATGTTATTGTTGATGTACGTTTGTAAACCAAGTAGCATAGCGTGTCTAGTATCAATACCTGAAGTGCTAATTCCGTAATCGTCTCTTTTCCTAGAGCCTGACGAGGTAAACTTTGGTGGTGACTTGCTCAAATAGTTCTGCATACCTGCGTCTTCCCAATGACGTATCATTGCCCTAACGTTGTTTTCTATAAGAGCCTTCACTCCAAAATACACGCACCCCATCATTATTTGCTCAGAAGAAAGGTATAAAGTTTCGGGTCTTCCGTTGTATCGAGCAAAGCAAAAGTTACTAGGGTATTGCATATTTACCCTTGAAATAATATGTGCGGAAGCGTTTGAGCCTTTACCAAAAGCAACTTGGTCTACTGCATACGGGTCAACTCCTGTTAATCCTAACCACTCGTTATTAGGAGTCATCTTTCCTCCTTTTAATTTGAAGTCGTTTGCGTGTTCATTCTTTAAGAAATGACTTATACTCCACTGACCTTTTGGGTTATCTACAAACCTTACACCTGAGCTATATGGTTCACCTTCCCACTCAAATAATCCCTTACGAATTGGTACGGGGTACTGCTCGTTAAATTGTATTTGAGAGTATAGCCTTTCGGTATTTAAAGAGTTAGAAGATAGGTTGCGGAACATATCGCTTTCCGTAACAGGGTACTGTCTTTTAAATTCATTAATGCCATCAATATCTTTATCTAAACTTTTAATCTTATCGCTTATCCAACTTCGAGAGCCTTTCGTTATCATGTCGCCTCCAATATCCATCATTGGCTCTTTAGGGTCTTCAATAATCGGATTCCCGTATATGTCAAAAAATAAGTTTTCTAAGCTACTTACGAAGAATTTATAAAACTCTGATTTAGTCATTTTATTTGCCTTCCTTTGAGAAGGGCTTGAGCCTTTATAGACCTCTTCAAACTCCCGACCTCCCTTGTCTAGCTCCTCTACGGTTGTGCCAATGATAAACTTACCTACAATTTTAGTACGGTCAAGTAAGCATGGCTTATGAACCCTTATGAGCTTTAAGAGACTTGCGGGCTTCACTAATTTACCGAACTCATCACCAATCAAAAACCTTAACTTAGCACCGTCATAAGCGTTGTTCTTTGTAGCCTTATAAGACAACGTGCTATTGAGTGCTTTTGATGTTTTCACAACCCTTTGCTTTATCGTAATCTTCTTGGATGGCTCTTTGAATTTTAAGCTTGTTCCTGATACGTTTCCTGCGTTGCTAATGACTTTAAAGAAGAAAGGATACTTACCGTACACTTGAAAGCACTTCTGGTCGTAAACGATGTCTTTAGCATCTTCTTCCGTTTTAGATATTATCCCTGAGTTTATCTCGCGAGTACTAGAGGTTTTGTTTATAACGTATGACCCTGCCATTGAAGACCAACCCCAACGTCTATTCTTACCTGTTACTTGCCCGTAAGTTCTTTCGTCTAATTGACAAGCCTCCATGTGCAAGTGCCACTCCCACTGACTACGGAAAAAGAAAGGACTCCCGAAGTCAAACTTAGACCATTGAAGGAACATATAATTTGATCCTGTGAGGTACATAGCCTCGCCATTGTTGTAGAACCAAACGCCATTTTTACGTCTGTTCCATTCTCTATCTATGTATCTTTTGTATTCGTCTTTTATCTCTTCGGGTAGAAAAGAAAAGTCATCCATTGACTCTACACCTTCCAAAGCTTCGGGCATTTTATGTCGCCTCCATCGCTGCTCTTTTTTAGGTAGCTTATTAAATAGAATGTATTTATCTTCGGGTTTTTCGGGAAGCTGTATTTTGAGTTCGCAAATAGTTACAACCTTTCCTTCTGTCGCGTAAGGACAAATGTTAATTGGTGCGTCCATATTACTGTTTTATTTCTCTATGTACTCATCTTCTACGTTTCCGCTCCAAGCCTTCTCACCTTCCGTATATGAATCTTTGAGTATCATATCTTCCAATGACGCTTTTTTCTTTATGATGGATTGAAGAGTTTCGATCCCGTCTTTTCTAGCAGCTATTTCATTTTTTAAGTCAGAGCCAGAGCAGTCGTCATCAATAGCCTTTCCGATAGCCTTGTAAATATTATCATAAATAGTATCACACAACTCAATAACGGCTTCTGTTTTTGTTTGCCTATCCGACATTTTGCGCTAATATATTATCCGCTTGCATACGGTACATTATCTTTCCGTCAATCTCCATAGCGTACTCGCTATCTTTTTGCCAAACAATAGTATCTCCAATATCAACTCCCAACTCCTTTTTAACGCTGTCATTTGAATATCGAATAACGCCCCTAAAAGGTTCTGTTGAATTTGCCGTTTGAGGTACATATAGGCTACCTATCTTTTCGTGCTTCTCTTCTTCTATTGGCTCTACAAAAATAAATTTATTCGTAGTGTGCTTTTCACCATCCCTTTCAATTAGGTAGATGGCACAATCATAAGAGACAAAAGCTTTTTCAGGTCTGACGTACTGAACTCTGAATATTTTTGAACTAGAGTCTATAACACTAGCTTTTCCAATAACAACGGTATGATGAAAATAAACCTTATCACCTTTTTCAAATACATCATTAAACTTTTCAGGAACAGAATGTACAGAACCGCTTACAGTTCTATACTCAAAAGGATTGTAGTCGGGATTCAAATATAATGACTTCCCGTTTTTTAGCTCGATCTCGTTTTTTAGCTTTTGCTCTATGTAGACGAGAATGTAATTTCCTGCTGCTTTCAAAAATTGTTTTTTATATTAAATTTCACTCATTTTCCACCACTTATCTACGCCATCACTTTCAAGGTGAATGCAATCGTTCTGACTAGCTAAGGCTGTATTAGCCGCTCCCTCTATTGTTTCTGAGCCATTGCCATCTACCGTAACTGTTGCCGCAGCACCAAGCTTCTTAATATACAAAGGTCTTCGCGCACCGTAATCAGCCGCTAAGGGAAGTGTTACCGTTATGCCCGTAGTTTCAGTAATAAGTACAACCCTATCAGTAACCAATACCCTATAAGTGGAAGTGACCGAAGTAGTGTTCCCAAGACCTACATACCTTAAATCAATTCTTTCTAACGCCTTTGATGTTGCGTTCCAAGTTAGGAAATTAGTGTTTCCACTTGTGATTGCAGTAACAGCTTCAAGTTCTAACAGGTCTATCTTCGCTTTAGACGTAGATAGTTGTATAGCCGTAGCCGTACCTTCCCCGTCTTGAATGCGCTTCAACGAACTCGTTATTTGGCTTGTAGCAAGACTTAAAAAACTTTTAAAACCGTCCCTAAATGATATTCCTGTAAAATTCATATTATAGAGAGTATATTTTTACTAGCCCGTCCGAAGGAATAATCTCTGAGAAGTCTCCCCAAAGCCAACCATTAACTGCTAAAGGTTGAGCTGCAAGAGCCGTAGCGTTTAAAAAACAATTATCTTCCACTAAAGAATCAAAATCCGTCACTGCCGTTACTCCGTAAATAGCCCTAGCATTACCAAAGGGTAGTGTTTCAGCTTTTCCTGCTGCTCCTGCTTGCGCGACACCGTTAGTGTTTGTTACAATAAGAGTGTCTGCACCATCATTTATAGCAGTAATTTCAAAACTACCACTGTTATTTACATCGGTAGTGAGAGCAATAGAAAGAAAGTTTCCTACCATTACTTCGGATAAATCAGGTGTTCCCGAAAAAGTATAAGTGCAGTTACTTCCTGAAACAGCAATAGAGGCAATTGTGAGTCCCGATACTTTCGTAGTGTAGAAACCTGACGATGAAGTAGCGTTAAACGAAGGTCTACCGCCCGTAGTAAAGTTATTGTAGTCAGACTGCGTATTTAGATTCTCGCTATTCTGACCTTTTATTTGTGGATTCATATTAATGATTGTTAATAGTAACTGCAAAATTAACGATTATTTTTTTGTGTTAAATTTGTACTAATATGGCATACAGAAGTAATAAGGGAGGAAAGGCAATGGACTTCCTTCTAAAAGACCCGAAAGACTTGCAGTACTCAAAGCTTGACCCAAGCGGATACCGTTGGGCTTTAAATCACACTTGCAGAGTTTACACCGTTAATCCTAACGAAATGGAATTGCTGCTTTTGATATACAAGTTTACCTTTGTTTCTGCAAACGCTTTACGCAAACGATTCCCTGCTTCAGCTAACTACATAGAGAAAGCAATGGAAAAGATGGTTGAAAGAACACTTATAAGAAAGCTTTACAATGAGACTGAAATTAATATAGAACACGATAGAGGTACGCACTTATATTTAGAGGCAAGGACTTTACGCAAAAGGTATCAGCTAACAACAAACGGAATTAAGCTTGTAGGTGAATTTTTTGATAAGTGCAATGATTTCAGGTTGAGTGAAGATAGAGTTTTACCCGAAGGGTTTAGGAAGAGAACAGGACAGATTACCCCTAATAACCTAAACACCTATAAAAAGAAAATGGGCAAACCTTTAGGGGGTAAGCCCGCTTACTTTGAAGAGGATTTTGAAGATGAGTTTGATGTGTTAGGATAAAAACCATTTTGCTGACGTTAGCAATATGGTATGCTTTCCCGCTATTAATCATTAATAGTTATTTCGATGGTAAATGATTTAGTTGCTTGTTGACGAAGAACCTTAATATCTCTAAATGTTTTGTGGTCTGTTTTCACAATCTCCTCTAAATTAAGATCACCAATCATTTTTCTTACATTAGCATCTAACTGCCATCCAAGTAAATCACCTTTTTTAAATTCTTTTTTCATTTTATTGTACTGTAAAGTTATACGCAAAGCTTCAAATAGCCATACCTATAATTTCTTAATGTAATTTTTTTACGTTTACCAATACGATCACTAAACATAGGTGTAATACTGTTATGCGTCCAAGTTATTCCAATTCCAAAGAGTCTAAACCAACCCTTATTTTTTTGCTTTAAAAACGACCAACATATAAAGCTAGATAAACTTAATGTTGTCAACGTACTTCCCTCAACCAATTCTCTAACTCTATATTTTATCATATTACTTCTTTTGTTTATAACGAAACCTAACACTTTATAAAAACCATTGAAACGGATTTTATGCCGATGTTAGGCATAATTAGAGTCAATCCATTCTTCTAAATCGTGTCTGTATTGCCCAAAGGTTATTAAGTGGTTTTGATAAGTTACAAACCATGTTCCATGTCTTTGTGTGCGTTGGAATCTAAATTCATTTTTGTAAACATATTCTTCAGCAATCATTTCAGAACTATGCCTAACAATTTGTATAGCACATTGCTTATCGTTCTCTTTATTAATATCCATCGCTATTTGAGTTTTAAGGTGTTTATTTAATTAGTGGCAACGTGCCATACAATAGGCGTTAGCTTTCATTAAGATAGTCGTATAACTTTTCCGCGTTGCTTAAATCAATATTGCTTCCGTCTTTTCTTGTAGCTGAACCATCTTTGTAAGCCTTTCCGAAATTCAGCTCCCAACAAAAGTACTCTAACCAACTGTGTTTATGATTGTCTTTAAAAGCTATTTCAACTTATTTAAACAAAGCATTGCTTATCAAATGGTTTTTGTAAGGCTCGATATAAGGATGGAATAAAGCCCCTAGCTTATCGCAATAGTCAACATCGTAATTATATTGCTTTTCTATTTGCTCTACAATCTCAATGAAGTGTTCCTTTGTAATTTCAACGCTTCCTAAGCTAGTGTTGGGTTGCATTTCATTTTTATCTGTCATTATGATTTTTTAAAAAACGTACAAGCCCATCTAGCTCCTCCCGCCCAACTATAAGGCTCTACACCATCTATTTGCCTTGATTTTGCCTCCTTTAGTATGATTTCTTCGGTAAGGTTTATCTGTTCTTTTTGACTTACGCCATTAAATAAATCCAATAGCTCATTTTCTGCGGCTTCAAATTCTTTATGAGTACCGTCTAAGTTTTTACCTAATACCTCTCTTATTCTATCTTTTTCCATGTTTTGTTTTTAATAATCGCATTATTCATATACAACACGTTAGCTGCAAGTGCTAACTTTGGTACTGCGATTTTAGATATTGCCCATCAACGTGTTGCCTTCTATTTTCTAAAATGTGTTTTGCCTCCCAAATCCTATCCTCTTCCCTGCCATTAACAAATCGTTGCAACACTTCTTTTTTAGTATATAACTCCGCTTTAGAAAGGTCGGTTGTATAACCAGAACTACGCAATCCCCACCACAAAACAGAATTACCAACATATCCATTTTGGATATAAAAGTTAGTTCCGTCAGGGAAGGCATTTACTTTATCAGTTCTTTCTTGTATTCTTTTTTCTTCTTTTATTTGGCTTTCCATTTGCCATTTAGAAACTTCCCTTCCTTTATACATTACTTTGTCTTCCATTTTTGCACGTCTAACTTTTATGTCAGTATACGTGTGAGATTCACCATCAATTTCGTAATCATCAAGGTTTCGCGCATTCTGTTTTGCTTCGCTCGGTGTTTCAGCATAAACAGTCGGTATTTCATCCATTCTAAAGCCTAAGTGCGGGTTGTCGTTCAGCATACCTTCGTGCCAAACTGTGTATGCTTTTTTTAATATCTCCATTTTATTTTAAGTTAACTGTTTGTCCGTAGGGCAGGAATCGAACCTGCTTACTCTTATTAAACTCGGATAGGCTATCCACTTGTCGGATTCTATCAGGCGGCTTAATCGTCAATGTGTCTTACCATATAAACGACCTACGAATGTTTTTATTTATACCAATCATTAGGAATGTACGACCCTTCAGCCCACTTAATTCCGTTGTTGTCACACCAACCTCCGTAGCTAGTCTTAGACTTCTTAGAAATCTTATTATTAGCGTTCATAAACAACATTCTAATATCTTTTTCAGGATGTTGAGCAATCACGCAAAGCATCTTTAGTCTGTCTTGGATGTTAAAGTGTCCTTTAGCTTCGACTATAACTCCATTAGGAAGGATAAAGTCGGGAGTGTATTTTTTGATAGGAGGTTGCCAAGATAGTGTAAGACTTTCGTAAGTCCATCCTTTTTTACTGTTCTTGGCTATTCTCTTTTCAAATTTACTTCTGAATCTATTTGTAAGCATACCTCAAAAGTAAAGAAATTAATTGAGTGCTTGTATAGCAGTTTTACTCCTCTAATTTGTTAAGGAAGTTGCGTACATCGTCTTTCCAAACAAAACTCATTCCCCAATTGTTTACAGCCGCAGTCATTTGACTAATGGTAAACTCCTTTTCTTCTGGCTCAGGCTCCTCCACTTCCTCGATCTCTGTGAGTGTGTAGCGCACTTTGCCGTTTACGGTGAGGATGTTGTCTGTGAGCGTTAAACGTTCGGGAGTGGGTATGTAGGGTAGCTTGCGTTCTTCACCGTCTGCATTTAACACAGCATAGTAATAAGCGAAAGTGCCATCTTTAAAGCAACGTATATGAGTTGCAAGACTAAAAAGTGTAGCTGTATGATAGAGACTTCTACCCTCCGACTTAAGAACCTTAACTGCTTGTTCGTAGTGCGCTTCCTTGTTGTCGAGGTCAAGCATTATGTACTCGTCTTTAAACTGCTTTACCTCTGACACAAATGGGATGTGGCGTTCGGATTCTTTAGAAGAGATTTTATGTCGTGATAACCAAT